AATAATATTGATTTAGAAGAAACTACTATGAACTTTCAGAAGAAGTTTCTCCAAATGAAATACCGATAATACTGTCTGTAAATAAGACGAATGTACCAAGATTAAACTTGCTGTCAGGGTTTGCGTAGGATGTAATGACTACATTTTCTAATACTATGGAACCAGTATCATTTATAATGGTTAAATCAGGATTTTTAGTTTTCATATCTTCTATCTTTTGATTACGACCCTCAAATGTTTTGAAGATTAACATATTGGTGAAAGCTTCCTTAACATTATTATTAGGAGAATCTTTTTTAGAAGGAGTACCTTCAACTATACCAAACTGTGTAAGAAATAAAACCTTGGTATTTGGACTAAGAGATACATTTTCAAGTTCACCAGATTTTAATACGTCGATTGCAACATTAAAGCACTCATATGTAAATGCTTTTAAGTCAACCCTACTATCCATTAATTTAGAGCAATCATTAGACATAACAATCACCTCCTTTTATTACCATAATTCAACATTAAAATGTAAAGTCCTCCAAAAAGTCGAATGATTATAGCAGGATTTTACATTCTAATATAGAAGTTATTGTATAGAAAGGAAGTGTTTTTATGGATATATTATTATTAAGAGATTTAGTAGTTGATGAGTATGGAAACTACTATATTGCTATGAGAGAAAGTGAGAATGAAGGGGTTAAGGAGTTAACATTAGTTAATGCCTTTATAGATTTATCATTTAGGCGTATCTTAACGTTTGATGACAGTTTTAAAAAAGAATTTGCAGAATATGAGCATAAGTACTTAGGACAACAGGCCATGGACATATTAAAAAGCAGAATAGAACAGTTATCAAAACATGAAGTCCCAGGAGGAATATATAAATTAAGCGATGTATTACAGGAATATAAAGTAAAATTTATTCCATTTTTTGAAAGAAATCCACAGGTATGCAAGTAAAGAGCTCTCTAAATTTTATTTTTTAATAATAAATAATGTGTTAAGTATAAACATATATAAGGGTGGTTAGGTCTTAGGACTTAGGTGCCTTTTCTCATTTCCAAAACAAACAAAAGCAACTAGCAATGAGGTGGTGGTAATGAGTGACATAAGAGCACCGGATGTAAAAGAACAGGCTGAAAAAGATTATATAGATGGAATGAAGTATAAGGATATAGCAGCTAAATACAATGTGTCTTTAAACACGGTTAAGTCATGGAAAACAAGGTACAAGTGGGATAGAAAAGGTGTGCACACAAAAGAAAAGGTATGCACACAAAAAGATGGTAGACATATTAATAATAAAAAGGAGTCTAAGCTTGAAGCAGTTACTGAGTTGGAGAATTCAGAACTGACCGATAAGCAAAGGCTCTTTTGTATTTATTATATAAAATACTTTAATGCAACTAAGGCCTACCAAAAGGCTTATGAATGTAGCTATGTTGTAGCAAATGTTAATGGACCTAGATTGCTAGTAAATGCTAGTGTCAAAAATGAAATCAAAGGACTTAAAGCTAATAAATTAAATAGAGTGCTGTTAAGTGAGGATGATATATTTCAAAAGTATATTGATATTGCTTGTACTGATATAAATGATTTTATGGAGTTTGGGCAAAAGGAAGTACCAATTATAAATCCGAAAACGGGTGAACAGATAACTGATGAAGATGGTAGGCCGTTAACTTATACTATAGATTATGCACACTTTAAAGATAGCTCAGAGGTAGATGGTACTCTAATATCAGAAGTATCTAAAGGTAAAGATGGAGCTAAGATAAAGCTGCAAGATAAAATGAAAGCCCTTCAATGGTTATCAGATAGAATGGATTTATTGCCAACTGCTACTAGAGAAAATTTAAAACTAGAAAATCAGAAAGTAAGACAAATTCAAGAGAAGATTGATTTTGAAAAGAATAAGAATCTTAAGATTGATGAACCAATACAAATAGTAATTAAAAGAAAAGAGCGTGAGGACTAATGGAAATCGAAAGGGAAGTGAATCCTCAGTTCGAAGATTATTTATTTGATTGGAAGCATAAATTTTATTTTCTAGTTGGCGGCTATGGATCAAGTAAATCTTATAATACTGCATTTAAAATAATTCTTAAGCTATTAGAAGAAAAAAGAACTGCATTAGTAGTCAGAGAAGTATATGACACTATCAGAGATTCATGTTTCTCTTTATTTGATGAAATAATAACAGAAATGGAGCTTGATGATAGAATACGTTGTGTTACTTCACCTATGCAAATAAGGTTTCCAAATGGTTCTAAGATTATATTTAAAGGAATGGATAAACCAGCTAAATTGAAGTCTATTAATAATGTTTCTATTGTGTGGATTGAAGAATGCTCAGAAGTAAAATATGCTGGTTTTAAAGAATTATTAGGTAGATTAAGACATCCATTCTTAAAACTTCATATGATACTTACTACTAATCCAGTATCTAAAAATAATTGGTGTTATAAACATTTCTTTATGGATAAAAAGAAAAAACTATTAATCTTAGATGATAAAGAATTATATGATAAAAGAATCATTATAATAAATAACACATATTATCATCATAGCTTAGCAGATGATAATTATTTTTTGCCTAAATCTTATATAGACCAGTTAGATGATTTAAAAACATATGATATTGATTTATATAGAATTGCAAGAAGAGGGCAATTTGGAGTAAATGGTAGAAAGGTATTACCACAATTTGAACATAGACCTCACTATGAAGTATTGGATATGATGCATAAAATAAAGAAACCATTGCACAAAGTTGGAATGGACTTTGGATTTGAAACCTCATATAACGCTATAGTTAGAATGACCATAGATGATGAAAATAAGATTCTATATATCTATTGGCAATATTATAAAAATCAAATGACAGATGATAATACTGCAAAAGAAATATCACAATTTAAAAAAACACAGGAACTAATAAGAGCAGACAGTGCAGAGCCTAAGACAATTAAATACTACCAACAAGAAGGATTTAATATGAGGGGTGCTAAAAAGTTCCCAGGTTCAAGATTGCAAAATACTAAGAAAGTAAAGAGATTTAAAAAGATTATCTGTTCTGAAGATTGCCAAGATGTTATTGATGAATTAGAAGATTTAACATATGCAGTTGATAAAGATGGAGAATTAATTGAAGACGAATTTGTAACAGACCCACATACATTTAGTGCTATCTGGTATGGACTTGATGGATATGAGGTATCAGACTTGAAAGAGCATAAATATGATGATTCTGTTTATGAAAAAGGAAAAGGTGTTATTAAAACAACTACTGATGAAGCCTACAGGAAAGGAGGAAGTATATTCTAATGTATTTTGATTATGATAATGAGAATAAAAGTATAAAAGAAACGCTACTTAATCTATCTGACATTGAAAAGCATGAAAGGGAAGTAGTTAGAAAAGACTATATATTTTACAAAGGTAAATGTATAGTTCCAATAGATAAAGTTGGACAGGATAAAGCATTACTAGGTCAGAATTGGGAAACAAATGATATTTGTGATTATAAGCCTACCCAAGACATAAGAAATAAAATTAAACCATTGTTAAGAAAACAGGCACGTTGGATGTTTGGGGTTGAACCAACACTCAAATTTAAGTCAGATAATAAAAATGATAAAGATCAATGCGAGGAACTTAGAAAATTTATTGAGGATGTACTAGATGATAATTCTTTCTGGTCAACAACTAAAAAAGCATTTTTAGAAGCAACAATTAAAAAGAGAGTACTTTTAAGAGTAGAAGCAAATCCAAATTCTCCATTGGTTATAAAGTATGAATCAATAGAGAATTTTTATTATAAAGAGAAGAACGGGAAGCTCTTAAAGGCCGTATTCTTTGAAGAAGATGAGGAAAATGTATATAAAGAATCTGATGCAGAAAAGATTTATTATATTCATGCTTATTATTATAAATTTACTGAGAATAATGAGCGACAAGCATGGTATAGAAAAGAAGTGTATTTCAATACAGATTTACAGGATAGTTTAACAATGGAGATTGATACAGGTTTTACTACTATTCCATGTTGGTTAATTAAAAATGGTGGAGAATTAAATGATTCATTTGGCGAATCTGATGTAGAGGAATTAATGGATACGCAAACTCAATACAACAAAACAATTTCAGATTTTAGGGATGCATTGAGATTTCAAATGTATGGGTCAGAATCCGTTATTGATGGTAATGAAGCTGATGTTAATAAATTTATTGTGGCTCCTGGAGCATTACATGCAGTAAGAACTAGAGATGAATTAGCAGAGTCTGGAAAGCAAGCACAAGTTCAAAGATTAGAGTACAACATGGGAAACAGTGCAGCCGTTGAAGCTTATTTAGATAGAGCAGAATCAGACTTGAACTTTACTATGGATATGCCAAAACTATCTGATTTAAACAATATACCAAGTGCTAAAGCTATGGGATATTTATATAATGATTTAATTGCTAGGTGTGAAGATAAGTGGACAGATTGGAGCACAGCTTTTATTGGACTATTTGACTTTATAAAAGAAGTTGGTTCAGTTTGTTATCCAGGAAAATATAACAAGTCATGGAATCAGTTAAAATACAGCACTTTATTTGAGCATAATTATCCATTACCAAGTGATACTGATGAAAAGAAAACAACTGCAATGAATGAAGTTGATAAAGGAGTTAAATCACATAGATCTTATATTAAAGATTTTTCAGATACAGAAGATGCAGAAACTGAATGGAATGAAATACTTGAAGAAAAGGCACAGATAACTAATGCAGAAACTGACCAAATGACAAAGGCCATAAATGATGAATTAAATAATAATTCAAATGAGGTAGAATAATGAATGTCTATCAAGAAGCTGTTTTAAAAGCAAGAAAAGAGTTCTTGAAACTTAGTTCAAATCAAGAAAAAGAGCTTCTTAGATTATACATAGAACTTGCTAATCAGCTAAAAATGGATATATCAAAGTGTAAAACCTCAAATCAAGAAAGATATCTTAAGAACTTACATGAAATAGTGCAAGCTAATATAAGAGATTTAAACAAAGAACTTAACAAAATAATTAAAGAGAATATAGAAACATCATCAGAAATAGCTAGTTCAGTTAATTTAGCTTATTATGAAGCTATAACAGATGATGTTAAATTATCTACCATGTTTAAAGCTATTACCCTTAATAATTCCCAAAGAACAGTATCTAAATTAATTCAAGGCAATTTTTATCAGGATAAAAGAAGTTTAGATGCTAGACTATGGAAGATAAGTGATAAATCTATAAAGGACATAGATACATTAATCAAAGTTAATGTATTAAAAGGAGCTAATGCTAGAGAACTAGCAAAACAAGTAGATAAGTATGTTAATCCTAAAAAAGTATTAAAACATACTATTGATGTAGTAGATGGCAAAAATATATATCAGAATGTTTCTTGGCAAAGTACTAGATTAGCAAGGACAAGTATTACTCATAGTTTCAATGAAAATACTTTATCTCAAGCTTATTCTAATCCATTTAATAAAGGTATGAAGTGGGAACTAAGTTCAGAACACTCAAAACGTATGCATGGAAAAAGAGATGTCTGTGACGATTATGCTGGACAAAATAGTTATGATTTAGGAACAGGAGTATTCCCATTAAATAAAGTTCCAGTTGCACATCCTTGCTGTTTATGCTACCAGTATGAGATTACTACAGATATAGACCAAGCCATTAAAGAAATAAAGGCATGGACTAAGGGAGAAAGTAATCCTAAACTTGATAAATGGTACGAAAATTATAATAGTAAAGTTAGCTAAATATGATTTACACGAGACGTAGAGATATGTCTTTTTATTTTGTTAAAAAACAGGAGGCAACTATGAAACCAATTAAAACAAACACAACAAATGCAATTTTAGGAGCACCACAAGGTAATGAAAACGTAGATGATTTACCAATAACTAGATTGGAATTTCCAGATGGAGCACACGCAGTTGAAAGTTGTTGGCAATTATCTGAAGAAGAGCTTGAGATAATTAAGAAAACAGGAAAAGTTTATTTTTTAGCTATAGGGGATACACATCCACCTATATTATTGAGCACTAAATCACAATTAGAGGATTAGGAGGAAATTAAACAATGGCAAAGCTACAAGAAATTATAGGAGAAGAATTATTTAAGCAACTTCCAGCTGATAAGCAAAAGGAGTATGAAAATAAGGATTATGAAGATGTTTCAAATGGTGCTTATGTTCCCAAAAAGAGATTTGATGATGTAAATGAAACTTCTAAGGAATACAAGAAACAAGTAGGAGAAAGAGATAAGCAAATCAATGATTTAAAAGAAGAATACAAAGACGTTGATGGACTTAAAGATAAACTTTCAACTCTTGAAAAAGATAATAAGTCTCAAAAGGAAACTTATGAAAAACAGCTTAATGATATAGCTTTCAATAATGCTTTAGAAAAAGGGTTAAGTGCTTTTAATGTTAAGGATAAGACTTTAATTATGGCTTTATTAAATAAAGAAAATCTTAAAGTTGATGGAGATAGCATTATAGGACTTAAAGAGCAAATAGAACCACTTCAAAAGTCACATGATTTCTTATTTGAAAAAGAAATCAAAGGGACAGGCTCATTTAATACTGGGGGTGGAGATCCGAAACCAGGAGAAACAAAGAATTTTGCAACAGAATTAGGTAAGGAAAAGGCAGCAGCAATGCAAACAAAAGGAATTGCTGATTTTGCTAAATAAATTTAAGGAGGAATTTAGACAATGAAACAATCAAGTTATTCAATAGGTGCAGCTCAAGGAAAACTTAGAGCTATAGCTGGAGATCATTTTATTACATTGCCAATCAAAGTTAAGAAATCAGACGTAGCAACTGTATTAGATTTAAATGAGATATTAAAAGCTGGAACATTACTTACTGCAGATGGTAAAGCAGTAACTACAGTAACAGGAACACCAGCAACAACAGATGCTTATGGTGTAGTTTATGAAGATGTTAGTTTTAAAGATTCTCAATCACCAGATGCAACTGCAGGTAATGCAACAGAAGTTGTATCACTATTTGTACATGGCGTTTTATATGAATCAGAAGTTAAATTCTCAGATTCAATCGTCAATGGAAAATCAGCAGAAAAAGCAGCATTAAGCCAAATATTATTCGTTTAGGAGGTAAAGAAAGAATATGGATATTAAAGACTTTATAAACTCACAAAATATTGCTTTATACATGAAAGAGTTGCCAGTTGAAGCAACAGTTGATAAAGCATTATTCCCAAATAAAAAGCAATTAGGAACAGAACTAGAATTTGCAAAAGGTGCTAAGAAAAAAGCAGTAGCATTAAGAATGTCAACTTTTGATGTTGTTACTAAAATCAGAGCATTAAGTGCTTCTTTAGATGTTCAAAAAAAGGAAATGCCATTTTTCAAAGAAGGTGTTGGAATCAATGAAACAAAAAGAAGAGAACTAATTAATGCTGCTACTGCAAACAATGAAAATTTAGTAAGAGCATTAACTTCTCAAGTATTTGAGAATTATACGAATTTAATTGATGGTGCTAATATTCAAACAAAAAGGATGAGAGCTTCATTAATTCAAAATGGAATAATCAATATTACTACTAATGACGGAGACATTGTTGTTGATTATGGAGTTCCAGCAAACCATAAAACAGTATTAACTGGAACTGCTAAGTGGACTGACCCAAGTGCAGATATTGTAGGAGATGTTGAAGATTTTCAAAAGGCTATAACAGATGATAACTATACTAAACCAACTACATTATTATTAACTGAAAAGACCTTTAATAATACATTTATGGTCAATACGGCTATTACTGCTCACTTACATTCAAATGTAAATGCTACAAGCTTGATTTTATCTCAACAAGATTATATTAATTTCTGTAAAGAAAGATTAGGATTAAGCCTTGTGTTTTTAGAAAATACAACTTACATTCCATATGAAAACGCAGATTCTCAACCTTACTACACTGATGGTAAGATAACTCTTATGAGTGGAACCACTTTAGGCTTTACAGTCTATGGAACTACACCAGAGGAATATGACAAGGCCTATGGAAGTGGTAAACTTGATACTTCAATTGTTCAAGATGCTATTGCAGTAACAACAATGGTAAAGGAAGATCCTATAACAGTTGATACAAAAGTATCACAAATAGTTATACCAAGCTTTGAAAGAGCAGATGAAGTATTCTTTGGAACAGTATATTAATTTGAGTAGTCAATTAAGCTACTCTTTCTATTTTAAATAAGAGAGGATGATATTAATGGCAAAAGCTAGACAAGAAGAAATTACAGGAAATTTATATAATGCAAAAGCTTTGGTTTATATCAAATATGATAAGGAAAATTATAAACCAGGAGAAGAATTTAAGGTTAGAGAATCAGATGTAAAAGAATTAAAAGAAAATGGATATGCAGAAGTAGAAGAAATTCCAATTAATGCTCCAGCAAATGATCAAACTGATGGAGAAGGAGAAAAGGCAGGTGCATAGTAATGGATACTATTACACTAACACCTGTAGATCAATTAAAGCTTAATCTTCAGGAAAAAGAATATCCTTATTTTGAGGACACAGATTTACAAAACTTACTCTTAGTTAATGGCAATAGTGTTGCTAAAGCTAGTTGGAGAGGATGTTTACTTAAAGCAGCTAGTGACGATGAGATTAAAGTTGGCCCTATTGAACAAAAGTCTTCAAATAATACTTATTGGTTGGCTCTAGCTGCTATATATAAGTCTGATTACTTAGAAGAACAGGCTGAACTAAATCAAGTTAGTACAGGATATAAAACATCTATGAGAAGAGCTGATGAAATATGAGTAAGCTAAAAGCAAGAAAAATAATTAAGGTAATTAATAAAGGAATAGCATTAAATCCAACTGACATAACATTTACCCAAATTATTAAAAAAGAAGTAGATGGAGCTTTTGAAGAAGAAAAAATTCAAAAGACTATTACAGTATTAATTTATATTGATGATAGTAGTAATTCCATCAATATAAATTCCCAACCACAAGGAACTTCTTATACTTCAACTAAATATAAGATGGTTGCCGATAAGTATGCAGATTTAGATGCTACACCAACTGAATCTATTAAGTTCACTAGCAATGGAGATAAGTATGAGATAAAGGCAGTATATCCACAAATTATAGAAGATATAGTATGTGGATATATGTGTGATTTAGAAAGGATTGATTAGCTTTGGGATTTGAAGTAATTAACTTTATAGATAGAAAAAAGGCTGGAATGTCTTTACTTTGTAACTTAATAGCTAAGGATTTTGAAAAGCAGGCTAAATCAACTGCTAAGTGGACTGATAGGACAACAAATGCAAGGCAAGGATTAGATGGTGGCTCAGAGGGTTCTAATGGTGAATATACTATCTACGTTGCTCATGGAGTTGATTATGGTGAGATACTTGAAGAAGGTTCTAAACCACATGAGATAACTCCTAAAAACGGTAGATATCTTTATTGGAAAGGTGCTGCGCATCCAGTTAAAAAAGTTAATCATCCAGGAACAAAAGGGTTTAAAACTATTGAAACTGTACTTGAAGATAATAAAGCTAAAACATTAGAAAGAATAGTTGAGTATTGGAGTGATTAGTTTTGAGAGCAGGAATTAGACAACATTTAATAAATACGGTTACTGAACTTAAAAACTGTTATGAGCCTACAGTACCTACCAAAGACACATTAAAACCGTACGCAGTAATACTTCAAGGTTCAGATGATGATAATGGAGAGGTAGTTGGATTTAAGCGAAATATAGAAATATGGCTGTATGAAACTAGAACTACTTTTAAGAATTTAGATTCATTAGCACAAAAAGTTATTGCTGCTTTAGATATGCAGGTTATAAGCGATATTGTTACAAGTGAAACATTCACTTGTATTTATGACGGAGCAATAGGCCAAGATGTTATAGATGAAGAATGGAACGCTATAGCTAGAGGTTTAAAATTTACAGTTATAGCATTACATGAAGAAGATGAAGCTAATACTGATTTATGGCTTGATGCTTTAAGTGCATATACAAAAACTATAACCGATGTTACTGTTTATCTTAATAGTTGGAAAAAGAATTTTGTAGTACCTTCAATATTATGGAGAGTACAAAATCAAAGCAAAGAAAGAGAAAATAATGCTCTAATAAAAGAAAGTAAAACTCTTATATGTCATATAGCTAGTAATAATAAAAATGAAATTAATAAGTTATTAGAAGATATAGAAGATAAACTTATAACTGCTTTTAAAATTCCTTTAGATTTAGCTGATAGGAGATATCTTACTATAGAAAGTATGAGTGAAGATAGAGAAGCTGATATGCTTTCAAAAGGTCAGTTAACAGTTACATTCTTTAGAAGAAAAATGATACAAGATACTACACCTACTATAAACAAAATTTATAGTAGAGGGAATATAGAATAGGAGGATTTGTACATGGATGAAGAAAATACAATAATTCAGGAAGAACAATATCCTGTAAAAGATTTAATAGAGAATTGTGAGGCACTAACAGGCTATAAAAAAGAAATAGCCTTTGGTGCTTTATTCAATTGTGAAAAACAAGAAATGACCAAAAAAGAGTTTCAAGGAAGAATTAAAAACTTTTTAGGGAAGAAGGTAGAATAGTATGGCTAGTGGATACTGGAGTGAAACTGATAAACCCACAAGACCGGGTTTTTATAACAGATTTAAAGCAGCAGCCTTATCAAGGATACAAGCTGGTAAACGTGGAATAGTGGCTATGCCTATAAAAGCTAACTGGGGACCAGTAAAAACAATTGTATCAATAACATCAGAGAAAGATTTAACCACAAACTTTGGAAATGACATGAGTTATACAGCATATAAACTTGGAAGACTAACATTGTTAGGACAGCCTAAAGAAATCTTATTGTATAGGCTTGTAGATGGAAATGAAAAGGTAGCTAGTATAACTTTAAAAGATACTACAGCAGTAACTCCTGTGGATGTATTAAAGCTTGATACTAAATATCCAACTACAAGAGGATTTAACATTACTGTTAGAAGTAATATTGTAGACGATACTAAGAAAGATATTGTTCTTTACGAAGGAACAACTCAACTGTATGTATTTTCTGCACTTACAGGAACAATAGATGAGATAGTTGCATCTATAAACAGCAATGAAGAAAATTTATGGCTTAGTGCTACTAAAATTGCAACTGGCAATGGTACATTAGCTAATATAAGCAATCAACCTTTAACAGGTGGTAATAATGGAACAACCTCCGTTACAAATCAAAACTATATTGACGCTATGGCTGCCTTTGAAAGTGTTAAATTTAATGGATTTTGCTTGGATGGTATAACAGATTCAGCACTTCAAATAAGTACTAAGTCATGGATTGAAAGAAACAGGAATAATGGAAAGAAAATAAAAGGATATGTTGGTGGTACCTCATCGGAAACTATCACTGAAGCTAATGCCAAATCAAGTAGCTTTAACTATGAAGGTATGCATTACATTGGTGCAGTTGGAGGTATATTAGATGGACTAGAATATACTCCAGCGGAAACAGCTTGCTATATAGCTGCGCTAGGAGAAGGACAGGATCTTAAGGAAAGTTTGTGTAATACTACAACTGTATTTAATAATGTCACTAAAAATTTAACTGATGAGGAGATTAAGAGTGCATTACAATCAGGAACTATGGTTTTAAGATATGATGATGGGGCTGTAGTAATAGAAGATGATGTAAACACACTTAAAAGCTACGGAACAGACCAAGATGAAACTTGGGGATATTTAAGAGCTATAAAATTTATGGATGCAGTAGATGAAGATACAAGTTTCACTGGTAATAGACAATATGTTGGTAAGGTTCCAAATGGCAGGACTGGACAGGTGGCAGTAATATCATCTTTAAAGCAATATTTTGAAACTTTAGAATCTGGTGGATTGATAGATGATTTTACAGTTGAAATAGACGAAGAGCTTCAAGCTAATGCCGCAAATGATGAATTTTATTGGAGATGGGATGCTAATTATATCAATGTAATGAAAAAAATATTTGGCACAGGTTATATAAGATAGGAGGGATAGTATGACTATAGATGCTTCAAGAACCATACATAGTGAGTATGGGAAGATTCTGATGGATGGAAAAGAACAAACTAATTACAGCGAATGTACTGCTAAAGTTGCAATGGATAAGAAAGAAATTAATGTCATTGGTGATGAGTGGACAAGACATAAAAAAGGTACCAAAAAAGGTACTGGAAATGTTAGTGGATATAAGCTTACTTCTGCAATGATAGAAAAAGGATTTGAGAAATTTGAAATTATAGCTTCTCTTGATGATCCAGAATCATATGGATATGAAAGTATAAGATTAAAAAATTGTATGGCAGATGAAATTAATCTTATTAATTTAAAAGCTGGAGATTTAGTAATGGAAGACACACCATTTACATTTGAGGGATATGAATTAACCGATAAAATCAAAGTTAAATAAAATATTAGTTAGCCTTGGGATATGAAACCAAGGCTTTAAAAATAAATTTAAATTGGAGGAATACAAAATGAGTAAAATGACTGACGAAGAAATATTAAAAATGAAGGAAGAAGATATACTGACAAAATTAATGGGAACTTATGAGGTCCCTACTGCTACTGTTTTTATAGAAAGAATGGGTATTCCAGTAACACTTAAAGGATTAAGTGAAAAAGAGATAAGTAAGATTAGGAAAGATTGTACTTATAGCAGAAAAGCCAGAGGTGGCAAGATTGAAGAGAAATTTGATGGAAATGAATTTGATGCAGGATTAATTGTTGCTGCTACTGCTAATTTTGATTGGAATAATACTAAATTGATTGACTCAGCAAAATCAAGTGATGGGAAACAATTTATTAGAAAGAAACTACTAGCTGGAGAAATATCATCTTTAACTGATAAGATCCTAGAATTAAGTGGTTTCAATGATGAGTTAGAAGAGGTTGAAGATATAAAAAACTTATAGGTCGGGGTGGAAGGATTACTGCATTGTATAACTTATTCACAATGCATAATATAACCCCCGACTCTTTTTATGGAGTAGAAAGAAATGATATAGCAAGGAAATTAATTCTTGCCTTTTCTAGTTATGAAGTGGAACAACGTAATGAAGCTATTAAAGATGCTAGGAGGTGATTACTGCTGGCAAAAAAAGAAATATATAGGCTTAATATAAAAATAGGCGTAGATGGCGATGGTGAGGTTAAAAGTAAACTTACTGCAACTGAGAAGATGGCAGAGCAAACAAAGAAAAAAATAAAAGCACTGGATAAAATAAAAGCTAATCCTTCTGCAAAACTAAAGGATAATGCATCAAGTGCTATTGATAAAATTAATTCCAAGACTAAAGGTTTAAGCAGAGCAGTTATTAGTCCTACTGCAAAATTAAATGACCATGCTACAAGCAAATTAAATAGGATTAGTACAACTATTAAGAAACTTAATAATACTAATGTTACGGCTAATTTAAGAATAAACGACCAGACATCAACTTATCTTAATAAAGTTCATGCAAAAACTGATAAGTTGAAAAATACCAATATTAATCCGACTGCTAAAATTGCAGATCAAGCTTCAGAAAAACTTGAAAAAATAAAGCAAACTGAAGATAAATTAAAGGATAAAAAGTTAAAAATTCAAGCTCAAGATGGAGCTAGCAGTACCATAAATAAAATAGAAAATAAAGTTAATGGATGGATTAAAGCCGGTGCTAAAAAGATAATATCTATAGGTATTGCTGGAACAGTGGCATTAGGTGGATTAGGGATAGGTTCAGCAATAAAAACATTCTCTAGTTATGAACAGGGTTTATCTGGTGTAAAGGCAGTAACTAATGCAACGGATGCACAAATGAAACAACTAGGGGATACTGCTAAATCATTGGGGGCATCAACTGCATGGTCAGCATCCGAAACAGTAAAAGCCGAAGAACTTTTAGGACAAGCGGGATTTAGTGTACAGGAAACAATAACATCATTGCCAGGACTATTAAGTTTAGCAAGTGCGGGGGGATTAGATTTAGCCTCAGCAACAGACATAGCAAGTGGTACTTTAAGAGCATTTAGTTTAAGTGCAAGTGAAACAGGTCATGTAGCAGATGTTTTGGCATTATCCGCAAGTGCTACCAATAGTGATGTAACTGACCTTGGCGAATCAATGAAGTATTGTGCTCCAGTCAGCCAAGCATTGGGAATATCATTAGAGGATACTGCTGCAGCCACCGGATTGCTCTCAAATGCTAACATAAAAGGATCAAGTGCTGGAACTATATTAAGACAAACAATGGCAAGACTTGCAAGTCCAACAAAAGAAGCAAGTAAAATGATGAAACAATATGGAATTAATGCTTTTGATGCGCAAGGTAACATGAAACCACTTAGTGGTGTGGTAGATAATTTAAAGGGGTCTCTGTCTAAATTAACAAGTCAACAAAGAGCAGATGTAATATCTACTGTATTTGGTACTGAATCAATGTCTGGTGTACTTGCTTTAATGAATCAAGGCGGACAAAGTTTAAGTGACTTAAGTCAAAAACTTAAAGATGCTAAAGGTGCAGCAGATAAAATGGCTGAAACAAGGTTAGATAATTTAGCAGGACAGTGGGAGCAATTAAAAGGTGCAGCAGAAACTATGCAAATTAACTTAGGTGAAAGATTAGCTCCATACGCAAAAGAGTTTATTACATGGCTTACAGGTAAAATGCCGGAGATTGAAAATAAAGTTATAAGTATTGTTGATTATTTGAGTAAACATACTGGAGAGATAAAGTCTTTAGCAACAACTATAATAGGAGTAGGAGCTGCATTTGCAGGCTTAAGTGCAGTTGGGTCATTAGGAAATACAATTACAGGGATAACAAGTTTAGTAGGCATTCTTAAAGGTGCTAAAGTAGCAGAAGAGACTGCAGCTATATCTGGAGGACTTAAAAATATAGGATTAATAGGTAGAGTATTACCAGCATTAATAAGTCCAGCTGGATTAGCAATAGCGGGGGTTGCTTTGGTAGCTGGGACTGCAATAACAGCAAATAATAACCTAATGAAAAAGTCGCTTTCTACTACAACAGAAGAATTAGGTCCAGTTGAAAAAATAATGAACAAATTAAATGGGACTATTTATAAATCAAAATCTGAAATGATTGATTTAGGGCTTGTTTATGATGATTTTGGGAATGGGGTTTCTGATAACTTTAAAACGGCTGCGCAAAATGCATCTAAGAGTTTATTACAGATAGAAATGAATATAAGAAGATTGACTCGTGATGGAATTTTAGATGAAGCTGAGAATAATCAGTTAAAAAATTGGGTAAATGATTTTGCCAATGAAGGCATTAATGCTCTAAAAGAAAAGCAATCTCAAATAAAAAGTGAATTTGAAAAAACATTTAGTCTTGATGGAAAAATGAGTGATGCAGAGCAGGGTGTTATGGATTACTTGGGTAGTTATTTTGAAGAAGGAGTTAACAAACAGCTTTCAATAAGGGATGAGGTCTACAAAATTGGTGATAAGGCAATAAAAGATCATGGAAAAATACTGGATAGCGATATGCAAAATATAAGGGATAAATTAGCAGAATTAAAAGCAATCCAATTAGAATATGCCAATGCAGAAAGTGCTGGAGAACGAGCTTATGCTAGCAGTAAATTTACAAGCAAGGCTGAAAGAGTAACAGGAATTAAAGGCGCAAGTGAATTACTTCAAGAAAGGTCAAAAGAACATCAATCACAGAAAGATGAAACAAAAGCTAACTATGACAAAACTATTACAACAACTCAATACTTAATGGAACATGAAAGTAATGCAGATAAAAAAGCTAAATTGCAAAAAGGTTTAAGTGAAGCTACTACTGCAAGAGATAAAGCATTAAAAGAGGCAGAGGAAAGTTGGCAAGTAGACTTAGAAACAGTATATAAATATTATCCTAATGCAAAAGAAAATATTAATAAATATACTGGTGCCGAATTGACAGGTGGAGACAAAAGATCTCAAAATAGTCTTGAAAAAATGAAAAGTAAATATGCAGATATGAATAATATTACTCAAAGCGGATTCTATGCTGTTAGAGATTCGGTTACAGGTGCAATGAACTCTATGTACGTTTCGGTAGACGAGAGAACAGGCGATATTGTAGGAGCGTGGAATACAACTACCGGTGCAATTGGAGCCTATACTACCGATATAAAGGGCAATGTCAAAGAACTCGGAAATGTTCATCAAAATACTTTAGGTGGAGCCATAGATGCTTTAGCTAGGATGGGAGCCTCCTATGATGCAACTAAAGGTGCAATTGTTAACTTTTCTGGTGAAGCAATAGGTCCATTGCAAAATGTAACTACCGCAGCAGACAGAACTAGAACTGGAATATTAAACTTAAACGGAACTCCTCTTCAAATTACGTCAAATGCAGCAGGGCAAATTTTAAGTATAACAGAAGTAGGTAATACAACTGATAAGGTTAATGGGAAGACAGCTAATGTTACTATAAATGATAATGGAAATGAAGCTAAAAGTCGTATAGCTGGGGCTGGTAATGAAGCGGATAGAGTTAACGGAAAGACATCTACAATTACAATTAGAACTGTATACGAAAATGTTGTTAAATGGGTTAAAGACAAATTAGGTATCGATAATAATGCAAGTGGTACTGATTTTTCAAAAGAAGGATTTTCAACTGTAAACGAAAGAGGTTGGGAACTTTCAGAGAGTAAGTCTGTACCAATCTTTGGGGAATATAATAATAATCCGGTATCTTACTTATCTAAAGGTACAAAGATACTTAATCATATGCAATCTGTTCAGAATATGAAAGAAGAGGTATCTAAACAAGTTGATAGCAAAGTAGTTAATCAACCTAAACAAATACAATATCAACTCATTAAACCTCAACAACAAGTTCAAATTGCTGGAGTTGGGGGAGTAAATTTTGGTGATATTAAAGTAAGTGTAGAAGGAAACCAAGATGTAGACAATATAGTAACTCAAGCAGCACAAGAATTTGCTCGTAAATTAAAAGAATCCCTTGGGAATATAAAGAAGTAAATTGTATCTTATGGTATAATTTACTTCTATAGGGGGGATTTTGAAATGAGAACTTTTTTACTTTTAATCTTTACTTTGGGAGCTTTATCCATATTAGCTATTTTAGGACTTATTATTTATGAATTAATAAGAAAATGCCATAGGTATGAGATAAAGAAGTTACTTAAAATAGTTATATATCCTGTTATTATATGTTCTTTAGTTACTATAATAGATTTTTCAATAGAATCTCAAGAAAACAAATCAAAATCAGTTCAAAATCAAAAACAAAAAAGTGCAGAAGAGGAAAGAATAGAAAAAGTAAGGTCAGATCAAACTGTATATGCTCAATTATTAGAAAGCGGAAAAACATATGAACAAATGAATGAAGAGGAACGGAAAAATGCTTATTATATAGTTACTGTTTGGAATGATTTTGAACAGAGTTTCAAAGAAAAATATCAGTCTAAAAAAGATGTATTAGAAAAAAATAGAGCAGAATTTTTAAAGGCTCAAGAAGCAAAGATAGCAGCTAAACAAGCAGAAGAAAATAAAGCTTTATATGATACAGGAATAACATATGAACAATTAACTAGAACACCAAATGATTTTAAGAATAAAAAAGCTAAATTTAGTGGCAAGGTTATTCAGGTTGTTGAAGATGAAAAAGAAAATAATTTAAGAATAGCAGTTGATGGGAATTATGATAACATATTATATATTGGTTATGACCCTAAAATTACAAGCACAAGGATACTTGAAAATGATTATGTAACTGTGAGAGGAACCTCTTTAGGAATATATTCCTATGAATCTACAATGGGAGCAAAAATAAGTATTCCTTCAATGTGGGTAGATCAAATTGAATTAAGCAAATAGAATAGTAAAATACAAAAAACACCTATAAAAACAGGTGTTTTTTGTATTTTAAGGTGGTGATTACTATAGATGTCTATTTAAAAAATGAAAAAGAAAATGCTACTTTCCAGTTTCCTGTTAACCCCTTTGGAATAACAGTTAATCGTAATAAAAAATATGATACTGCAGATATAATTGATTTTGGAGAAGTAGATATTAATGATAAGGGTAAGAAAATAAAAGAGATTAGCTTTTCAACACTATTACCTAAAGAGTATGACACGTACTGTAGATATGTTAATATTCCTAGTCCTATAGATGCTATACAAAAATTAGAAAAATGGATGGAACAAGAGGATCCTTTAAGGCTTATAATTACTGATTTCAATTTTAATGATTTAGTAAATTTAGTTAGTATACCTGAGGAAGAAAAGGCGGGAGAAACTGGGGATAAATATATAACTCTAAATTTTAGAACTTGGAGAGAATTGAAAATAGAAAAAGTAAATACCTCAGAAGCCGTAGTCTCTCAATTATTAAGCAATAGAACAACTCAAGATACAACTTCAAAACCAACACATACTGCAGGGGAATGGATTGTTGTTACTGCAAATGAATTAAATGTAAGAAGTGGCCCTGGTGAAACTAATTCTATTTTAGGAACAGTAAAAAAAGACCAATGCTATAAAATAGGTACTGTAAAAGGTAATTGGGCTGATATATATTGGGGAAATTCGGGCGGATGGGTATGCACAGACTATGTAAAATAAGGTGGAATTTATGGCTACTATAATAGTAAAAGATAACTATAAAGTGAGTAATTTAAATGAAGGCATAACTTTAAGTGAAGCTATAGATGGAATATCCTATAATGCAACTGTTAAGCTTGTTGAAACTGAAGAACTTAGAAGTATTCAGTTAGTAAAAGGGAATGGTATAGAGATTTGGGATGATGATCATGAAACTAAAAAATCTACAAGGGTTTTTAAAGGTGTAGTATGGGAAACAGCTAGGAATAGAAAATCAAAGCGATTGACACTGAGTTGCAAAGAAAGAACAGTATATATAGAAGAATCGGAAGATGAGTATTTACTTACAGAAGGACAGACAGCTACACAAAGAGCTACTCAATTCTGTAATGATTGGAGAATACCTATAGGGAATTTTGTTAATACAAATATAGCTTTATCTAAGGCGGTAAGAAGAAGCGATACTATCTTTAGTATGATGATGAAAGACTTGAAAGAAACTTCTCAAAAAGGTGGCAGTTTATATAAATATAGAATGCTAGATAAGTTAGACTTAATCGAGATAGGTAGCAATGCAACAGTATGGAAATTAGAGACTGCTGCTGAAGAGATAGAAGATAAGGGTAGTCTCCAAGGGGTAGTAACACAGGTTAAGGTTTTAGGGAAACAGGAAGATGATAAAAAAACTCCGGTAATTGGGACTTATCAAAAGGATGTAGTTGGTTATGGAACAATTCAAAAAATCCTTCAAGATGAAAATATAAAGAGCGTTGATGATGCTAAAAAAAGAGCTGAAAGTTTGTTTAGTACAGGAGAAGATAGTATAAGAGTATCAGGCGTAGATATAAACACGATTAGGGCTGGAGATAAGGTAAGCCTTAATGGTGTTTTTTTATATGCAACTGATGTTACACATAATTTAGGAAGTACAGGAAAAATGGACTTGAATTTGGGAGGGCTAGATTATATAAGGAGGAAGTTCTATAGTGGAAATATTTAATGAACTTGCTAGAGATTTAAAAGGAAATACAAACAAAGCTATAAATAGAGCTATTGCTTCTGTAGGTTATGAACTTGGTACTATAACCAGTAGTGGTCTTAAATTGGATAACTTTAAATACGAAATAAAAGATTATACGGTGCTAGAGTACTTAAAGTTAAATCCTAATAATTTTTCAAGCACTACAGATGAACTGCATAGCGTAGCTACACCTAACCAGTTAAGACCTTTAGCAAGTGGAGATAGAGTGTTAGTTGCTGCAGTAAGCGAAAGTGATTTTATAGTAGTTGGGAGGGTTACAAATGCCTAACTTATTTCCAGAAGATACAAGTTTTCAGGAGATTTCATCTACAGATACAGAAAGCTCTCTAGAATTTAAAGGGTCTTATATTTTTGATTTTGAAAAAGGTGACTTTGTAAAAAATCCAGATGGTACTATAGCCAAGGCAGACGACTTGCAAGCTTATATTCAATGGTGTAGCAAAGCAATGTTAAGTCCTCGGTATAA